AACTCTGACGATAAGCCAGACCCGGACCCTAGGATTATCTCTCCCAGGGATCCCAGATATAATGTGGAGGTTGGGCGGTATCTTCGGCCTATCGAGCACAGGGTCTATGGCGCTATAGCCAAGATCTTTGGTGATACCACTGTACTAAAAGGGTTTAATGCACAACAAACCGGTCGAATCTTCCATGATAAGTGGAACTCTTTTGACCATCCTGTTGCTGTTGGATTGGATGCAAGTCGGTTTGACCAACATGTCAGTGTTGAAGCACTGAAATGGGAACACTCCGTTTATAACGGCATCTACCGCAACAACAAGGAGTTAAGGAAACTCTTGTCCTGGCAACTCACCAACCATGTAACTGGCTATTGTCGTGATGGCAAGTTGAAATACAAGGTTGAGGGGTGCAGGATGAGTGGTGACATGAATACAGCCATGGGTAATTGTTTGATCATGTGCGCTCTCGTGCATAATTATGCAATGACCCGTGACGTGAAAGTATCACTGGCCAACAATGGTGATGATTGCGTCGTGTTCATGGAACAGAGGGATTTGAAACGCTTCATCGCAGGGCTCGATGTTTGGTTCTTGGAAATGGGTTTCAATATGAAAGTGGAGGAACCCGTGTTCAACCTTGAACAGATCGAATTCTGCCAAACACATCCAGTGTTTGTTGATGGACAGTACATCATGGTGAGGAATTTTCCCAAAGCTATTGCAAAAGATTGCCTTTCTCTTAAGCAGCTAGAGTCAGCGCGCACGTGTAAGTTGTGGATGGATGCCGTGGGACAGGGTGGCTTATCCCTCTGTGGCGGCGTTCCTGTCTACCAGGAATTTTATTCCTCTTACATACGTGCTGCAGCAGACATAGTTGACACTCGCAGGTCGAGGAGGTCGGCAGCGCGTCGTAAGAGGACTCCTGATGTTGAGTTGACTGGTGGTCTCGCTTGGCTTTCCAAGGGGATGACTCGTCGTTACTCCCAGGTTTCTGAGGAGACGCGTTATTCTTTCTATTTAGCATTTGGAACAACTCCCGAACAACAAATTGCTCTCGAGGATTATTATCGCGAGGCAAGTTTCCAGTGTCATGTGAGAGATTTTGGAGGGCTTGTCCACCTTCCAAAATGGTTCTAGGTTGTGGGGTTAGAGTGTACATTATAATTGGGTTTCATCGCTTAAACGGACCAAAATGTTGGGAGCAATCCTGTAAATATTTA